TCTCGAAAAAAAGATATCACGACTTTATCGAGGTAAAGCGGAGTTAAACCGATATGCCAAAAGATAACTATATCTTCGCGTACTATCAGAAAATTAAAGACGGATCCGTGACCGTTGGCCGCTGGATCCGTCTTATTTATGAGTATATCATTAACGGCCTTGAGCAGAAGAAATTCTTCTATGACCAAAAGAAAGCAAATGCCGCGATCGATTGGATAGAAGCGCACGCCTTCCACACGGAAGGGCCGCTCGCGCTGGGGCCGTTTCTGCTGGAGCTTTGGCAGAAGGCTTTTTTGTCGTGCGTCTTTGGGATCGTCGATAAAGACGGCTATCGGCAATTCCGCGAGATCGTGCTTATCGTCGGACGGAAAAACGGCAAGAGCATATTCGCGGCGGCGATAGCAAAATATAACTGGCTTATCGACGGCGGCTACGGAGCAAAGGTATACACGCTGGCTCCGAAGCTCGACCAAGCAGATATTATATATAATAACATCTGGCAGCTCGTTCTTTTGGATCCTGAATGGCAAGACCGAAAGAAACGGCTGGAGGCCGCGAAGAAGCGCAAGGAATACGGCGACGATCCTGAACTTGCGCGGCACCGCATGACAGATTTGTACCTGCCGAGCAATAACGGCACGGTAAAGAAAATAGCCTTCTCGGCGAAGAAAAGCGACGGTTTCAATCCGTCGCTTTGTATTTGCGACGAAATCGCGGCATGGGAAGGCGACAAGGGACTCAAGCAATACGAGGTTATGAAATCCGGCATGGGCGCTCGCCCTGAAGCTATGCTCCTGTCATGCTCGACGAGCGGCTATGTAAACGACAGCATTTACGACGAGCTGATGAAACGCTCGACGCGCTTTCTCCTGGGGGACAGTAAAGAGCGGCGGCTTCTGCCGTTTCTCTACATGATAGACGATATCGACAAGTGGAATGACATAAACGAGCTGCGTAAATCAAATCCGAATCTCGGCGTTTCCGTTTCCGTCGATTTCATGCTGGAAGAAATCGCAATAGCCGAAGGCTCGCTCTCCAAGAAGGCCGAGTTTATCACGAAGTATTGCAACGTGAAGCAAAACTCGTCGCTTGCATGGCTGGCGACGCAGACCGTCGAGAAATGCTCCGGCGCTCCGCTGTCGCTCGACGATTTCCGAAACTCTTATTGCGTCGGCGGCATAGACCTGTCGCAGACGCGCGACCTCACGGCTTGCGTTGTCGTAATCGAGCGCGGAGGGGAGCTTTACGTATTCGCGAAATTCTTCCTTCCGGCTGAACGCATCGACGAGGCGACACAGCGCGACGGCGTGCCTTACGCGGTTTATGTCCAGCGCGGCCTTTTGCAGCTCTCCGGCGACAACTTCGTCGATTATCACGATTGCTATAACTGGTTTACCGACCTTGTAGAGAAGTATCAGATCTATCCGCTGAAAACCGGCTATGACCGATACTCCGCGCAGTACCTCGTCCAAGACATGGCCGCATATGGTTTCCACATGGACGATGTTTTTCAAGGCGAGAATCTTTACGGCGTGATTCAGGAAACGCAGGGCCTTCTCGAAGATGGGAAAATCCATCTCGGCGACAACGACCTGCTCAAAATGCACCTGCTTAACTCGGCAATAAAAATGTCCACGGAGCGCGGGCGCGGCAAGCTGGTAAAGGTTAATCCGTCGCTCCATATCGACGGCGCGGCGGCCCTGCTGGACGCTATGACCGTGCGGCAGAAATGGTATAGCGACATCGGAGAACAACTCAAGAATTAGGAGTGATAAATTTGGGCCTGTTTGAAAAGATTTTCGGCAAGAGGCCGGAGCCTAAAGGCGATTTTCAAGGCACGTTCAAAATGCTCAACGGCTACGTGCCGCGTTTTACTTCCTTCGCCGGAGGCGTGTACGAAAGCGAGCTGATCCGTGCGGCTATCAACGCGCGGGCGACGCACATCTCGAAGCTCCACGTTGAAACGCGCGGAGCTGCTCGGCCAGCCCTTCAGGCGAAGCTCCGTCATGGGCCGAACGAGTTTCAGACATGGAGCCAGTTTCTATACCGGCTCTCGACTTTGCTGGACGTCCACAATACGGCCTTCATCGTGCCGGTATTCGACGAATTCGGCCAGCCGAGCGGGATCTATTCGCCTCTGCCTACACGCTGCGAAATCGTCCAGTACGACAACGTGCCTTACCTTCGCTACGAATTCACGTGGGGGCAGAAGGCCGCTGTCGAGCTGGAGTATTGCGGCATCATGACGAAGTATCAGTATCGCAGCGACTTCTTCGGCGAGAACAACTCGGCGCTGTTTCCGACTATGGAGCTTATCCACATTCAGAATCAGGGCATCGAGGAAGGCGTCAAGAGCGCCGCGACCTACCGCTTCATGGCGACCGTCAAGAACTTCTCGAAGCCGGAGGATTTGGCGCTTGAGAGAAAGCGCTTTACCTCAGAGAACTTTGCGGCTGACGCTGACGCTGGCGGGCTTCTCCTGTTTCCGAACACGTACACGGATATTAAACAGATCGAGGCAAAGCCCTTCGTTATCGACGATAAGCAGATGGCCGCTATAAAGGCGAACGTCTACGAATACTTCGGCGTGAACGAGGATATCCTGACGAATCAGTTTAAGGCCGATACGTGGAGCGCCTTCTATGAGGGAGCCGTCGAGCCGTGGGCGATCCAGTTTTCCGAAGTGTTGACGAAAATGCTCTTTACTCTGCGCGAGCAGACGCAGGGCAATCTCGTCATGGCGACGGCAAACCGGCTCCAGTACATGAGCAACGCCGACAAGCTTCAGGTATCCGCGCAGATGGCCGACCGTGGCCTCATGACGCGCAACGAGATCCGCGAGATTTGGAACTTGCCGCCCCTGCCGGAGCCTTACGGCTCGCAGCTCCCTGTTAGGGGAGAATACTACAACGTAGGAGAGAATCAAGATGGAACTGAAAACGATAACGCAGAAACTTGACGAAGGCCGTCAGTATCGCAGCTTCGACGTCGCGGGCTTTGAGCGCCGCGCCGAGGCAGAAGGCAAGACCGTCGAGGGCTATGCTTCGACCTTTAACCAGCCGTATGAGCTGTGGAGCTATGACGGTTATACCGTACTGGAGCAAATCGACGCGCGGGCTTTCGACGATTGCGATATGTCCGACGTCATTATGCAGTACGACCATGCGGGCCGCGTCTTTGCCCGCACGAGCAACGATACTCTGGCCGTCGAGCCTGACAGCGTCGGCCTCCATGTTCGCGCCGAGCTGGGCGGGACGGAGATCGGACGCCAGCTCTTCGAGGAGATCGAGGGCGGCTACACGACGAAAATGTCCTTCGGTTTCCGCGTGGCCGAGGACAAGCGCGAAGTGACCGAAAACCACGAGGACAACACCGTGACCGTCATGAGGACGATTACGAAAATCTCGAAACTGTATGATGTTAGCGCCGTTTCGCTCCCGGCGAACGACGCTACTTCTATATCTGCACGCAATTACGGCGAGGGAGTTATCGCCGAAATCAAGGAGGAGTTTCTTGCCCGCGAAGCGCGGGAGCGGCAGAAGCAAAAAATCAGAATTCTTACGGAGGTATTGTGATGGATCTGCATGAAATGACCATCGACCAGCTCAACGAGCGCCGTGCCGCTATTGCCGCCGAGATCGACGGCGATGGTGCCGACCTTGACGCTCTTGAGAACGAGGCCCGCGCTATCAAGGAAGAGATTGAGCAGCGCAAGGCCGCCGAAACCAAGCGGAACGAGATCCGCGCCGCCGTCGCCTCCGGCGAGGGCGAAACCAAAACCGAATTCAAAAATGAGGAGAGAAAAACTATGACCATCGAAGAGATCCGCTCCAGCAAGGAGTACATCAACGCGTATGCGAACTACATCAAGACCGGCAAGGATGACGAGTGCCGCGCCCTGCTTTCGACCAACGTCGCGGGCGGCTACGTTCCGGTCCCGACCATCATCGAGGGCCGCGTCCGTCAGGCGTGGGAGCGTGCCGGTATCATGGAACTCGTTCGCAAGACCTACATTCGCGGCAACGTGAAGGTGGGCTTCGAGCTTTCCGCCGGTGAGGCCGTCGTGCATACCGAAGGCAGCACCTATCCGACCGAGGAAGTCCTGACTCTCGGCGTCGTCGAGCTGAAGCCGGAATCCATCAAGAAGTGGATTACCATTTCCGACGAAGCTCTGGACATGGGCGGGGAGGAATTCCTCGACTACATCTACGACGAACTGACCTACCGGATCGCGAAGAAGGCACAGGAGGAGCTTCTCGCAAAGATCGTTGCCCTGACCGCCTCCGCTACCTCGACCGCTGTCGGCGTTGGCGTTATCGCCGGTATTCCTTCCGTCGGCATCGTTGCCGAGGCTATCGGCCAGCTCGCCGACGGCGCGGAGCGTCCTGTCGTTGTCATGAACAAGCTCACGTGGGCACAGATGAAGGCCGCGCAGTATGCGAACGGCTTCGACGTGGATCCCTTCGAGGGCCTCGCTGTTCACTTCGACAACACGATCCCTGCCTTTACCGCCTCCGGCACGACCGGCTCCACGTGGATGATTGTCGGCGACTTCTTCGAGGGCGCGCAGGCGAACTTCCCCAACGGCGACGAAATCACCATCAAGTACGACGATCTTTCCCTCGCCGAGACCGACCTCGTCAAGCTGGTGGGCCGCGAGTATGTCGGCCTCGGCATCGTCGGCCACAAACACTTCTGCAAGGTTACCTTTTGATGGGGGAGCGGATTACCGCTCCTCTAATAAGGTTGACCTCGGAGAAGCAGACTTCATGAAGCTTAAATCTTAACGGAGGTTATCTTATGTCTTATACACCTACAGTTTGGAAAAGCGGAGATGTGGTAACCTCCGCGAAGCTTAATAAGCTTGAAAACGGCGTTGCGGCGGCTGGCGGCGGCTCTGTCCTCGTTATCAACGCGACCCCCGACTTCGACCATGCCGAGAGTGAAGAGGAGGTTCCTCTTACTCTTGACAAAACAGCCGCAGAAATCCTTGCGGCTGATAAAACAGAATTGCACATTTCGATTGGTCAGGGGTCTTATTATTCCTTAACCTTAGTAACCAAATATTCCGCTGGTGAGGGTGCGTTGACACTAATGTATTCCATTTCTATGGGAGAAACTGTTATTGCTTCGACGATTGGAATTGATGGCGAAATGGTGCAAGCGGTTATGAATATCATCGACCTTTCCGTGCTTCCGTCCGTCAATAATTATGACGACGGCAAAATCCTCAAGGTAGTCAACGAAGCGTGGGCACCCGTTGACAACGACTTCATCATCACTTGCACACCGACCGCCGCTGACATGAGCGGTACGATGGACAAGACTCCCGCGGAGATTAAAGCGGCATATGAAGCTGGCGCGGAAATCCGTGTGCGCGTAGTGACTGCGGAAAACAGGTTCTCCGAGATTATCCCGGAATCTCTCAATGTTACAACTGCGGATGGCGAGGTGTCCTACGTTATCGTTGCCGCGACCTTTGTGTATCAGCCGAGCGCGGGAGTGAACTATCTCGTTCAAGCCGTAACGAGCGGCGTTGACTCGACTTATTCGACCAGCATCTTCGCGCTCACGCATCCCTCGCCGTGATGGAACTGCGAATTCCGTCCCTGTTCATCCGCGTCCCTCTGCATGAGGCCACGACAGGCGCGGAGGCACAGGGCATCGTTGACGCTCCGAACAGCGCGGTCATCTTCGCATGGTGGGGCTTTCCCGTCATAGCAGACCACTCGTCACAGGGCGGGATGTTCCGTCTGCGCTCCGCTCTCCCACGGCTGACAAAGGCGTATGTGGACGAGCAGACCTATGTTTGCGTGTTCAAAAAGCGCGGCGTGATAAGAGGCGCGGACATCATCGTGGACGGCAAGCGCGTCCGTGACGCAGAGTGTGACCTGTGCATCTACACTTGCACAGGCAGAAAACCAAAGGGCGAAACGGAAGTGTGGGTAACCTACTGGCGGCACAAGTAACTTTTTGGAGGAAGAAATGAAAACTTTAATTGCGATTCCTTGTATGGACATGGTACACACGGTATTCATGAAATCCGTGCTTGGCATGGAGCGGCCCGGCTTCACACAATTCGGCCTGTCGTGCAGCTCGCTCGTCTATGACGCGCGTAACACGCTTGCGAAACAGGCCGTAGCCGAGAACTATGACAGGGTGCTATGGCTTGATTCCGATATGGACTTCCAGCCGGATTTGCTGAAACGCCTTTCGGCAGACATGGACGAGGGCCGCGAATTCGTTTCCGGCCTTTATTTCAAACGTAAGGCTCCTATCAAGCCTGTCATATACAAGGAGATGGGCTACTATCATTCGGAGGTAGACGATTCCGTAACGCCTACGGCTATCTGCTACGAGGACTATCCGCGCGACAGCATCTTTCCTATCGCAGGCTCCGGCTTCGGCGGCGTGCTGGTTTCGGTTGACCTTATCCGGCGCGTCGCCGAAGAATTCGGCCTTCCCTTCAGCCCTATGATGGGCTTCGGCGAGGACTTGAGCTTTTGCGCGAGGGTAACGCAGCTCGGCGTACAGATGTACTGCGATTCCCGCGTAAAGATGGGCCACGTCGGCCTCGGCGCGATTACGGAGGATCTATACCTCAAAGGGGTGTAAAGCATGGACAACGTTCTTAACTCTATCAAGCTGGCGCTTCGTATCACAACGAACGCTTTCGACAGCGAGCTGACAGACTTGATGAACGCGGCCCTTCTCGATCTCGGCCTTGCCGGGGTTACGGAGGACGATACCAGCGATCCGCTTATCCTTCGAGCGGTAATTACCTATTGCAAGCTGCATTTCGGCGAGCCGGACGATTACGACAGGCTCAAGGCGTCCTATGACGAGCAGAAAGCGCAGCTCTCTATGGCGAGCGGTTATACCGACTTTAGCGGGGTGAGCTGATGGACAGGAGCGAGGTTATCACGCTCGTCAAAAACACGAAAGCACAGGACGAGTATGGAGTTTGGCGTGATACGCCTTCCTCGCGCGACGTATTCGCGCAGGTGGACAGCGTCACGCGGGCCGAGTTTTTCGACGGCGGACGCAACGGCCTCAATCCTGAATACCGATTCTCGCTCTTCTTCGGCGACTATGGCGGCGAGCAGACCGTTATTTACAACGGCCTGCCTTACGCCGTCTATCGCACGTATCAGGCGAGGAAGGACGTCCTTGAGCTTTACGTTGAACGCAAGGGCGGCACAAACGCCGTTGCAGATACGCGCAGCTCCGACGTCGTTAACATCGGCGAGGCCGACTACATGAGGCCGCGCACATGAAAACGTCGATAGACAAATTCTCTGCAGCTATCCACGATATTCTTGAGGAATACGGCGACGAGCTGCACGAGAACGTTGCGGAGGCGGCGAAAGCGGTAACGAAGAAGGGCGCTCAAGCCGTCAGGCAAGCAGCCGCTTCGAGTTTCGGCGGGAGCGGCAAGTATGCCAAAGGCTGGACGAGCCGATTTGAAACAGGCCGTTTGTCTGCTCAAGGCGTTATCTACAACAAGGACGTTCCCGGCCTGCCGCATCTGCTGGAGAACGGACACGCGAAGAGGGGCGGCGGGCGCGTCGCCGGAAGGACGCACATCAAGCCTGTCGAAGAGAAAATAATCGAAGAGTTTGAAAAGGCGGTGAGAGATTCCGTATGACCTACAAAGAAATAGCGACGATGGTAGGCTCAATCGGCGTACCTTTTTCGTACTATCAGTTTTCGGAGGATACGGCAGAGGCGCCGCCTTTTGTCTGCTTCTATTTTCCCGGCGACAGCGATCTGAAGGCCGACGATAGCAACTATGCTACTATTCGGCCTTTGACGATCGAGCTTTACACCGACAATAAAGATTTCACTCTTGAGGCGACCGTTGAGGGCGTGCTTGCGTCTAACGGCCTCCCTTACTCCCGCGACGAAACCTACATCGAAAGCGAAAAACTCTATATGACTACATTTCAAACGGAGGTTGTAATCAATGGCGAATAAAATCAAATTCGGCCTGAAGAACGTTTACTACGCAAAGGCAACGATCGCCACGGACGGCAGCGCGACCTACACTACGCCTGTCGCCTTCCCCGGCGCGATTTCGATTTCCCTCGACGCGCAGGGCGAGAACACGCCCTTCTACGCCGACAATATCGTTTACTGGGTTGGCGCGTCCAACACCGGCTACGAGGGCGACCTTGAGATCGCACGCGTGAGCGACGATTTCAAGAAGGATATCCTCGGCTACAAGGTGGACGGCAACGGCGCTCTCGTTGAGGACGCGAACGCTGGCGCGGAGCATTTCGCGCTCATGTTCCAGTTTGAGGGCGACGAGAAGGCCACGCGTCACGTCATGTATAACTGCACGGCGACGCGTCCGGCGGCTGCTGGCAGCACCAAAGAGGAAACCGTCGAGCCGCAGACCGAAACCGTCACGATCCGCGCGACGAGCATCTACAGCTCCGCGCTCGGCACCGATATCGTCAAGGCTGAAATGGCCGAAGCGACCAACACGCCGTATACCACGTGGTTTACGGCTGTCTACACCGTCGCCACGCCTTCGCCGTGACCTGAACAGGGAGGAAGAAAATGTACAACGTCGTAAAAATCGGCGGCGAGCAGGTGCCTATGCTCGCTATGGCGAGCGTAGATCTTTACTACAGACAGATCTTCCACGAGGACGCTATCAAGCTCCAGAGCGGCAAGAACTTCGACGAAGGCGACCTTATCAACTTCGTTATGCGTATGGGCTTCGTTATGGCGAAATTCGCCGAACTGAAAGACCGTAAAGCTATGGCGAAGCTGAACGAGGACGCCTTCCTCGAATGGCTCGACGGCTTTGAGCGCACGGACTACCTCGCCGCGCTCGCGGATATCCGCGCAACGTATGAGGGGCAGAGCGTGACCGACAGCGACGCAAAAAAAAACAACGCCGAACAGAACGGCAATTAACAACTGCGCTATTCATACTCCGGGCCGTCCAGCTCGGCCTTTCGTTGGCTGACCTTGACGGCTTGGAGTATGGAACTGTTTTAGACATGATGACAGAATCGTCCAACGACGATTTCAAGTATCAGGAGTTAGCCTCGCAGGCTGACTTTGACAACTTTTAAGGGGTTGGGCCTATGGCTGGAAGAATCGCGGGCATAACCATCGAAATAGGCGGCGATACTACAAAACTGCAATCCGCGCTTAAAGGCGTAGACAAGCAGCTCCGCGATACGCAATCGTCGCTTAAAGACATCAATAAGCTGTTGAAGCTGGACCCGGGCAACACCGAGCTTTTGACGCAGAAGCAGAAGCAGCTCGAAAACGCTATCGACGCGACGAAAGAGCGGCTCGCGCAGCTCAAAGACGCCCAGAACGGCGTAGCGCAAGGCTCGGCTGAATGGGACGCGCTCCAGCGCGAAATTATCGCCACGGAGCAAAGCCTGAAGCAGCTCGAAACCGAATACAGAAACTTCGGCTCCGTCGCCGCCCAGCAAATCAAAGCGGCGGGGCAGGGCATACAGGATTTTGGCGGGAAAGTAAGCGAGGCGGGGAAAAACTTTCAGCCGATCTCGACGGCGGCAGCCGGAGCGTTGACGGCTCTCGGCGGGCTGGCGTATAAGACCGTGACCGCCGCCGACGATCTTAATGCGCTGTCCCAGCAGACCGGACTATCGACGGACGAACTGCAAAAAATGCAGTACGCCTCCGACCTCGTTGACGTTTCGCTCGAAGATATGACCGGGGCGCTGAAAAAGACAAAATCCAGCATGACCGGCAACGCCGAAACATGGGAGCGGCTCGGCGTATCCGTTACCAACGCCGACGGCTCCATGCGTAACGCGACCGATGTTTTCTACGATACGCTCGAAGCTCTTTCCAACGTGGAAAACGAAACCGAGCGCGACCAGCTCGCTATGGAGATTTTCGGCAAGAGCGCCGACCAGCTTGCGGGCATTATTGACGATGGCGGTGCTTCGCTGAAGGAATACGGAAAACAGGCCGAGGATCTCGGCATGATTCTCGACGAAGAAACGCTTGACAGCCTTAACCAAATCAACGACACGATAGACGAATTGAAGGCCAACGCCGGGGGCACGCTCGCGAAGCTGGGCGCGACTCTCGCAAAGACGCTCGCTCCGGCTCTCAAGAAGGTTGTCGGATTCATGGATAAGGTTTCTGACAAGCTCTCGAAGCTCACGCCGGAGCAGGCCGAAACGATTCTGAAAATCGTAGGCATCGTCGCTGCTATTGGCCCTCTGCTCACGGTTGGCGGCAAGATTATCAAGCTCGTCGGATCTCTCGTTTCCGTTATCGGAACAGTTGTCGGCGTGCTTGGGGGGCCGCTGACGATCGCGATCGGAGCCGTTATCGCTATCGGCGTCACTCTGTATAAGAACTGGGACACCGTCAAGGAAAAGGCGAAGCAGCTCAAAGACGGCATCGTCAAGGCGTGGGATAATATCAAGACTTCCGTTACAGACGCCGTAAACAACGTCAAAACGGCTGTTACAACGGCGTGGGATAATATTAAAACGACGACTTCGACGGCGTGGGATAATGTCAAATCTGCCGTAACGACCAGAGTTGACAGCGTTAAAACCTCTGTTTCTACGGCGTTTGGCAATATCAAGACCAACGTATCCAATACGTGGGAGAACTTGAAAAGCACGACCTCTGCCGTGTGGGGTACGATCCAAAGCGACCTCTCCTCGCGCTGGGCCTCTATCAAGAGTGCCTACGAGCAACACGGCGGCGGCCTGAAGGGTATCGCCTCGGCGACCGTGGAAGGCATCAAGCAGTATTTCTCCCTCGGCTTCGACGCGCTGAACACAATCACCGGCGGCAAGCTGGAGGCGGTGAAGAACGCGATTTCGACCGTCTTTGATAAAATCAAATCCATCGTTACAAACGTCGTTGACGCTATCAAGAACGCGTTTAATTTCGACTGGAAACTGCCGCATATTAAACTGCCGCATTTCACCGTAACCGGTGGACAGGCTCCCTACGGCCTCGGCGGGCAAGGCTATCTTCCGAGCATCTCCGTATCGTGGTACAAAAAAGCATATGACAATCCTGTCATGTTCACGTCGCCGACCGTGCTTAATACTCCGGGCGGCTACAAGGGCTTCGGCGACCACGGCGCGGAAATCGTTCTCGGCTTGAACAAGCTGCGCGAGCTGGTAGGCTCGGCGGGCGACGTCATTATCAACGTGTACGGCGCTCCGGGGCAGAACGTGAACGAACTGGCCGACGCGGTACAGGCGCGGCTCGTCGCGCTCCAGCGTCAGAAGGAGGCGGCCTATGCGTAACTATTTCACTTTCGACGGAAAAGCTTCGACCGATTTCGGCGTCTATTTGAGCGGGCAGGGCGTTTACGGAGCGCCCGCCCGCACGTATGACATTATAAGCGTCAAGGGCCGAAACGGCGAGCTTGTGGGCATCGGAAACCAGCTCGAAAACATCGAGGTGACTTATCCGGGCTTCATCTACGCGAGCATGGACACGAATCTCGCGGATCTCCGCGCGTATCTCCTGTCGCGCATCGGCTACAAGCGCCTCGAAGATACGTTCCATCCGAACGAATTCCGAAAGGCGATCTATGCAGGGCCGTTTGAGCCGGAAATCACGATGAAGAGGGACGCGGGCAGCTTCGATATCGTATTCCGTTGTATGCCGCAGAGATTCCTCAAGAGCGGCGAAACGGATACCACGCTGACCGCCAACGGATCCATTTCCAATCCGACGCGCTTTGATTCCCAGCCGCTTCTGAAGGTAACCGGCACCGGCACGTTCTATATCGGCTCTCAAGCCGTTACGATTTCCTCCGCGAGCGGCGCTACGTTCATCGATTGCGAAATGATGGATTGCTACAAGAGCGACGGAACGAGCCGCAACGAATACGTTTCTTTCGCCGACTACAAGTTTCCGACGCTCGCGCCGGGGAGCAATTCGATTACTCTCGGCACAGGCATAACGGCAATCATAATAACGCCGCGCTGGTGGACGGTATAAGGGGGTTTTCGCATGATTCCGATACTGTACAGATCTGCGGAAACTACGTTTCAGAGCAACGGCATCGGACAGCTCGCCGATTGCGTTTCCTGTGTTGTTACAGAGGAGCGCAACGGCATCTACGAGCTGGAAATGCAGTATCCTGTCACAGGCAAGTATTATCAGACCATGAAGGACAGCGGCGGCATTATCGGCGCTTTCCACGATGACGCGCACGACGTTCAGCCCTTCGATATCTATAAGATCTCGACGCCTATCGACGGCATAGCGACTATCAACGCGCGGCATATCAGCTATCGCCTCTCGAATATTATCGTCATGCCGTTCGTCGCGGATTCTTGCGCGGAGGCGATTTCGGATCTGAAAACGCAATCCGCAAACGCGAATCCGTTTACGTTCTGGACAGACAAGACGGTATCTTCGCGCTTTACACTCAAGACGCCGCGATCCTGTCGCTCGCTGCTTGCCGGATCCGAAGGCTCTCTGCTCGACGTTTACGGCAAGGGCGAATACAAATTCGACAAGTGGAACGTCAGACTATACGTCAATCGCGGAGTAGACAGCGGCGTCACGATCCGCTACAAGAAGAATCTTTCCGGCTATAACGAAGAGAACAGCAGCGACGGCACGTTTACGGCAATCGCGCCGTACTGGATCGGCTCCGAAGGCGACGTTGCGTATCTGCCGGAGGGCTATGTCGTTGCAGCATCCGCGCCGACGTTCTCCGCACCGTGGACGGACGAAAACGGCACCAGCATAAAGGACGGCAACGGCACGGCGATTTATTTCAATTATGCAGACGTCCGTCCTGCCGCCGTTGACTTCTCCTCGGACTTTGAGAGTATGCCGACCGCCGCCCAGCTTCGGACGCGTGCGCTCCAGTATCTCGCAAACAACGAGCCGTGGATCCCTACGGATAACGTCAAGGTAGACTTTATCCAAATGTGGCAGACGGAGGACTACAAGAACGTCGCAGCTCTCCAGCGCGTCAGCCTGTGCGATACAGTTTCCGTCTATTTCCCGGAGCTGAACGTTGTCAAGCAGAAGCAGAAAGTTATCCGCGTCGAGTATGACGTCCTCCTTGAACGCTACAACTCTATGGAGCTGGGCAAGCCGACGCAGACGCTCGGCGAGGCTATTTCCGCTTCGCTCGCGCCGATAATCAAGCAGAAGGCCGACGTTTCTTTTATGCGCGATTCGATCGCGGCGGCTACGGAGGCAATAACAGGCGGCCTCGGCGGTTATGTCATGTTCACGTATGACGCGAACGGACAGCCGCAGGAAATCCTTATCATGGATTCGCCTGACAAAACGACCGCCGTCAACGTTATCCGCATGAATAAAGCCGGTATCGGCTTCTCGCAGAACGGCTACATGGGGCCTTTCAACTCCGCGTGGACGATCGACGGAACGCTCGATATGCAACAGATTAACGTCGTTAATCTCTCCGCAAATCTTATCACGGCTGGAACTATGCTCGCCGACCGCATCAAGGGCGGCACGCTTACGCTCGGCGGAAATAACAACGCCGACGGCCTCATGCAGGTGCTGGACGCTGGCGGCACGGTTGTCGTTCAGGCTGACAACACAGGCGTGCAGATACTCAAAGGCTCTATTAACATCGGCAGCGGCAACTTTACGGTTGACGATACCGGAAACGTTTCTATCCTCAAAGGATCTATCAATATAGGCAGCGGGGAATTTGTCGTAAACGCGAGCGGCGAAGTGACGGCGAAATCTCTAACCTGCGACGATTATATCTACGTTGACGGCGGCACAGGCTCGCTGTTGAGGATACCGCTTCGCAACTCGCTCGGCGCCGGAGCTTTTGTCGAATTGAGCGACAAAGGCTTCATGTTGGATAACAAATATACCGGACAGATTCTAATCTTCGGAAATCCGCTGTCCGGCGGCCAGTTGGACACGTGGAGCGAGCTGTCAATCGAGCGACCGGGCTACGCCAAAGCCAAACTAACGCACAACTCGTTTTCGATCTACGACCAGAACAGCTCGCATTATATTGTCCAGTTTACGGACAACGGCTCCTCTTGCTACAGCAATTTCAGCGTCGGCGGAAATCTGACCGTTTCCGGCACGAAAAACCGAGCCGTAGACGCTGGCCAGTACGGCGACAGGCTCCTTTACTGCTACGAAACGGCCTCGCCGATGTTTGGCGATATCGGCGAGGGCGAGATCGGCGACGATGGTATCGCCTATATTTGGCTGGATCCTGTTTTCGCGCAAGCTATCAGCGCGGAAGGCTATCAGGTATTTCTTCAGAAATACGGCGAGGGCGATTGCTGGGTATCCGAACGAAAAGGCGGTTGCTTCGTTGTGCGCGGCACGCCGGGGCTTTCCTTCGGCTGGGAGCTGAAAGCAAAACAGGCAGACTTTGACCAGCGACGCCTCGAAAAGTTTGATAAGGAGGAAACAGTATGAAAACTGTTACCAGCGCGACGGTATTCAGCGACGCCGTCGGACTTCGCATTTCCGTAACCTATTCCGAGATCGACGAGCAGAGCGGCAAGATTATCTCCGATAACAAGCGGCTCGACCGCGTCATTACGGACGCAGACGCACAGGCCAGCGCCCGCGCCGTGCTTGACTTCGCTCAAGATATCGTTGACGCATTGGAGGGCTAACCTATGATTATCGACGATCTACCCTCGCTGGCGGCTCCGACCGGGACGGACGAGCTGCCTGTCGAGCGCGGCACTACGACATACAAGGCGACGCTCGCGAGCCTTCTCGACGGTGCAGATACGCGATTCAAACGTTTCAACATCGAGGCAAATGCGAGCAAGACGCTCACGTTCCCGGCGGAGAGCTGCATGGGCGTTATTTTCACGTCCGGCGCTGGCGCGACAAAACGCGCTATCCTCATCTTCGGCACAGATTCCTCCGGAAACGTAGACGCCACGCAAGTCATAGCCGGAACTCATATTTCGTTCAGCTACAACGGACGTGTTCTGACGATTACAAACGGCGGCGCCAGCTATGCGTTTGGCGACCTCATGCAGTTTCGCGGCAGCTTGCCGACGATCGCGTAACCGGAGGCGGATATGGGAATTGATATTTCCTCATGGCAGAGAGGTATGCCAGCCTCTGCTATGGCCTCGACAGACTTCGCTATCCTCAAGATTTCCGAGGGTAAAAGCTGGAACGATCCGGCCTTCGAGGAATTCTACGGCATGACAAATCTGAAGCTCGGCGCTTATGTCTATTCTCATGCAACAAGCGAGGCCGAGGCCGTCGCCGAAGCACAGCACGCGCTCGATATCCTTCGAGGGCGCTATCTCCCGCTCGGCGTTTTTATCGACGTTGAGGAAGAAAAGCAGCTCTGCTTGCCGAATCTGACGCAGATCTGCGAGGCCTTTTGCTCGGAGATCCGAGCGGGCGGCTATCTCGCGGGCGCTTACGGATCCGCTGGCCAGCTATGGGCGCGGGTGGATCCGTGCGGATTCAGCGGCCTTGTGTGGGCGGCGAGCTGGGGCGCGGAGCCGCGTTTTTCGTGCGATATATGGCAATACTCCTGTGACGAGCGCCTACCGGGCTATAAAGGCCCTGTAGACGGTGACAGGGCTATGTCAGAGAGGTTTATCGCGCTCGTCAACGGCGAGGAGCAGAAAGAGGAAGAGCCGACCGAGGCGTATTTCAGCATCGACCGCGTGCCGGTATTGCAGTACGGCGACACAGGCGACGCGGTGAAGGCCTTGCAGGGCGAGCTTATCGCATACGGATACTCGTGCGGCGGCAAAAAGGATTGGCGCGGCGCGGAGAAGCCTGACGGCATCTTCGGCAACATAACGAAGGCAAGCGTCGAGGCCTTCCAGCGTTCGCGTAATCTGACCGACAACGGAATCGCGGGGCCAAAGACGCGGGCCGCGCTTGTAAAGGGGGCGACAGAATGAGCGACGCTATTATCGTTGCGATTATCGCAGCTCTCGGATCCGTCCTCGGCCAATGGCTCATATCGCGCAAACAGGCACAGGATAGAGCCGTAGCCGAGGCCGAACGCGAAACGAAACTCGAAATGCGGCTCCAATCCGTGGAAAAGAAACTCGACGAGCATAACGGCTATGCGAAGAAATTCGAGGATATCGGCAAGGACATAGCCGTTATTAAAGTAAAACTCGAAACGCTCAAAGGAGGTTAAGTTATGCAGCTCCCTGATAAGGTTTACGACGTCCTCAAATGGGTAGCGCTCGTTTGCCTGCCCGCTCTGGCCACGTTCTACGTTGCGCTGGCGGCAGCTCTCGGCCTTCCCTATGCCGACGAGGTAGCAAAGGTTACAACGGCCCTTTGTACGCTTATCGGCGCTCTGATCGGCGTCAGCTCCACGCAGTATTACAAAGGACAGCATTGAAAAAGACCGCCTCGGCTTATTATAGCCGGGGCGGTTTTATTAGTTTTTTTGTTAGTAAAACTTTGTGTTTGATATGCTCACAGATGGGAAAAGAGCGAACACAAAATGAACTAACGAGCAACTAACAGACTTGAATCTTAAAACCAAAACATAGCAAAAGTGGTTATAAAACGATTAAAAGCGGCGAAAGTTGAACTTTCTACCGCTTAAAACCGTGGAGCGGATGATGGGAGTCGAACTTATATCAGCGTACCTATACCGATTGCAAACGCTCGATTTTTTGCGGGCGTTAGTTTTTTTATCAACGAAATTACTAATAAGATGGGTTATTGTTGGGTTTTCTCTTTGTAGAAAGCCCGCATTTTTTCTATGTCGGCGTTGGCGTCTTGAGCGGCCAGATGGGTATAGATCTCGTGAACGGTTTTCGAGTTTGACCAGCCGCCCTCCCGCATCGTGGTAGCTTCGCTCCAGCCGAGATGGTACGCCAGCGACGCGAAGGAATGGCGTAGACCGTGATAACCTACCAACGGCAGGTCTGCGGCCTCACAGACGCGATTTATCTGCTTATAGGGTGTATTCGGACGCTCCGTGACCAAAGGCCCGGAAATGGGCCTTAAAATGGCTTGTAGACGAGGTATGACGATATGCACCGTGCGCGTGGAGCTGGCGTTTTTATTCGTCGCCTTTGATACGAACTTTCCGGTATCGTCATAGACCGACGCGCCACGGACGAAGATAAGGCCTTTTTCGACGTCGATATCGTCGCTCGTCAGGTGGAGCAGCTCCGACCGCCGCAGGCCGTTTAACGCGAGCAGGGCGGCGACTTCGCAATCCTTCCCTTCTACGGCCTTCAGGAAGGCCTTTATCTGCTCGTAGTCTAACCACGGACGCGAGGGCTTGGCAATCTTCGGAAGGGCCACGGAGGGCGCTGTGAGGCCTTGAGCGTTAAATGACGCGGTAATGAGCCGCCACGCGTTGGCGACCGTCTTTGCCGTTATGCCGTCGTATTCGTCGTTAACGACCTTCTGCCAGTTTATCGGCGCGGATATGTCCTTATCCATGACCGATTGAAAACGGTGCTTTCGATAGCTCTTGTAGGCCTTTATCGTGCTTGGAGAGAGAACGCGCGAATTGCTCTTGATAAAATCGTCTATTGCCGCTCCTACCGTGATTTTAGGGGCGGCTTTTTTTGCTTCTATGAGGCCGACCTTCGCGGCGCGGGCTTTGGCGTAGTATTCCGGCTCCGAAGGCGCGGAAATGCTTACGCGCTCGCCGCCGACCGTGATTTGAGCAAAATACGTGCCGCTGGCCAGCTTGCGCGGAGCGGGAACTTTGACGGCCTCCCGCTCGCGTATCAGCTTCGCTCCACACCACGGACAATACGCCGCGTGAGGCGGCAAATCTTCGTGCTTACATCTCATTCGCGTACAAGCCCTATCTTCTTATGAATGACCGTACCATAGCCGACGGCGGTATCGTTGCCGCTTGCGAGGATATCCACGTCGAGATTCTTGCGGGCGCGGTTAATCGACCGGAGATAGATATTGCCGTAGTAATCCTCGATATACTGCTTGACCAGCATAAAGCCGTTGACGTTGATAACGGCAATATCGCCGTCTTGCGGGCGCTTACGCCTGCATAGCACGACCTCACCGTCATGCAAAACAGGCTCCATGCTGTCGCCGCTGATACTGACGGCAAACTGCGCGGGGCTGTCTGCCGGAACTTCGTATTCGTCGAGCGGCTCTCCGTCGATAGGCTCACCGGGGCCAGCCGCAGCCGCAAACAGCGGAATAACCTTCATTTCGACGATTTTCGGCTCTTCCCTTTTCAGCTCTACGCCGATAATTGCTTTGACCAGCTCACGACCGTGCGCGTCCAGCTTTGCGAGATCGGCGGCGAGCGGATCCGCAGGGGCGGCGGGCATATTTAGGCCGCAAAGGGAATCAATCGACACGCCGAGGACGCGGGCCACGCGGGCGACCTTATCGACCGAGGGGGTATTATTGTCCCATTTCTTAATAACGCCGTTTGAAAGATTTGCGCGGCGCTCAAGCTCTTTAATGGTTAAATTTTGCTCTTTGCAGAGGCTTCTGATAGCGTCAACCATAGTATCACCAAATTGTAATAGTAAATTTACCCTTTTGATATTGACAAATGGGGTAAATATGCCCTATACTGTAAGAGGCTTGAGGGCATAGCAAAGCACAGCCCCCAGCGGCGGCTTTAGAAAATATGTGAAATTGTGGCCACAAAACAAGATTAGCATATTTTCTATTGCCTGTCAATCTGCAAAGGAAGGAGGCCGACAGTTGATAGTTGACAATATTAGAGCGCTGTGCAAGCGGGAAGGAGTGACGGTTAAGGCGTTGGAAGAAATCTGCGCTCTTGGAAACGGAACGATTAAGCGCTGGGATAAAAACTCGCCGTCCGTTGACAAGATTGCGCGTGTAGCGTCGTTTTTCGGCGTAACAATCGACGAACTTATCAAGGAGGAATGAAATGGCAAGACAATCTTTTTTGACGGACGAGATGGTAGAGGCGGAGATCCGCCGTCTGACCGAATCGAAATACGTCAAGCTGGCACGCGCTGAACAGCGCATGAAGTATCGCAAGCGCCAGTACCTTTACACGCTCCGGCAGCTTGAGAAGCGAGGCCGCGAGCTGGAGGCCGAAGGCTACGACGAGGAAAGCATCGAGGCGATCGCCTACGAGGAGGAGGACAATGCCGCGAACGAATCTTGACCGATACGCGGCTCCTCCGATCGATTGGCTTCTGGCCGCGATACTGGAGCGCATGACGGTGCTGAAGATATCGCAGAAAGACCTCTCCGAGGCCGCGCACGTGAGTTATGACGTTATGCGGAAGTATTTCACGCGCTCGCCGTGGAGCTGGCCTGACGATGTACGAAACAACGTATGCCGCAAGCTCGGCCTCCGGCCCATGCGCGGCGTGTACGGTATGCCGGAGGAATAAAAAGCGCCGCCTGTCGTGCTGGCACACGGCAAGGCGGCAAGGAATGAAACGCTATAAGAAAGGATAACACACAATGCGTAAATACGCAATAGCCGCGCTTCTTTTTCTGCCGGGGAAAGAAATCCTCTCATGGATCGCGCTGACGATAATCGTCGGCATGGCGTTATACGGATTTTTTAAGGAGGTAATCAATCAGCTATGACACAGGAAGGGCTTGTCATGAACTGGCTCCGCAATCACAACGGCATCACGCAGGCCGAGGCGACGAAGTACCTCGGCGTTACGCGGCTCTCCGCGATCGTATGGAAACTCAAGCACAAGCACGGCTTCGAGATTCTCGACAGGCTGGAAACGTCGAAGAATCGCTTCGGCGTGACGGTGTACTACAAGAGGTATTACCTGCCGTGATAAGGGACGATCCGATTATCCGCTCGCTTGAGGCGACAGGCCTCCCGCCGTGGGACGACGGCAAAACGCCGCGCTGCCCTGTCTGCGGCGAGGAGTGCGGAGAGATCTATATCGGCGCGAGCGGCGACGTCTGCGGCTGCGACAGGTGCATGACTACGCGTGACGCGTGGGAATGGATGGAGGAGCAGGGATGAACGTTCTCGTCGCGTGCGAGGAATCTCAAGCCGTCTGTAAGGCGTTTCGAGCGCGTGGGCATAGGGCGTTTAGCTGCGATATTCAGAAATGCTCCGGCGGGCGGCCTGAATGGCACATTCAAGACGATGTTTTGCAGCTCATAAACGGCAACTGCACGTTTATGACCGCCGACACACACACACACACAGCGCGGGCCGTGGGATCTGATTATCGCACATCCTCCCTGCACGTATTTGAGTGCCGCCGGGGCGTGCCGTATGTATCCTCGACGTGGCGAGATCGACGCGGATAGGTTAAAGAAAGCAGAACAGGCGAGGGCGTTTTTTATGGCTTTCCTTAATGCAGATTGCGCGAGGATAGCAATAGAGAATCCAAAGCCGTTACGCATTATCGACCTGCCGCGTGAAACACAGCATATCCAGCCGTACCAGTACGGCGAGCCGTGGTCTAAACTTACCTATCTATGGTTAAAAGGCTTGCCGCCTTTAGTGCCGACTAAAATTGTAGCGGATTATAAGCCGTTTGTTTCTTGCGGAACGAGCCGGAATAAAGGCAACTCCGACAAAGCAGGGGCCAGCCGCGTGGGAGGCGCTCAAAAGGCACGGAGCAAGACCTTTGAAGGCATAGCGGAGGCTATGGCCGACCAATGGGGCGGCGAGCCGCTCCAGTACAGTTTGTTTTAAGGAGGAAGAATGAATCTTTACAAAGACCTCGAAGAGGACGCGCATTACATCACAGGATACGCGAACGGAAAAGGCGGCAAGGATCCGCAGCGTTTGATTGATTGCACAATCACAATGCTCCGTGCGGCCTTTGAGCTGAAGCACAACGAATGGATCGCCGTCGGCGACAAGCTGCCGGAGCTGCACGAGGAAGTATGGGACGCGAGCGGCGAGATCGTGCGCTACAAAATCTCGGAGCCTGTCCTGTGCGTATTCAACGGCGGAGAGATGATTGTGGCGGCCTACGAGATCGACAGCGATATCGACTTCGGCGGCTGGGTGAGCTGCTTCGACAGCGACGTCTTGCACAGCGTAACGCATTGGCGGCCTCTTCCGAAGCTGCCGAACGAATAAGGAGGAAGAATGAATATTTACCAGCGCATGGCGGCAATTACCGCCGAACTTCAGACCGTAGCAAAAAACCTTGATATCGACACAGGACGCGGCAAGGGATACAAGGCCGTCAGCGAGCGCGATATCATCGACGCGGTAAAGCCGCTCGAAGCGAAGCACGGCGTTTACTCTTATCCGGCCAGCCGCGAAACCGTGGCCGCTGAAATCCTCGAAAGCGAATACAACGGCAACAAGCGAAGCACGTTCTACACGCGGCTCCGCACGGTGTACCGCTTCGTCAACGTGGAGGATCCGACGGACTACCTCGAAACGGTATCCTTCTCCGTCGGCCTCGATTCACAGGATAAGGGCGACGGCAAGGCTATGACCTACGGCGACAAATATGCCTTGATGAAGGCGTACAAAATCAGCACCGGCGACGATCCTGACGCGGAGCCGTCCAAAGAAACGCAGTACACGCGTACCAGCGCCGACGGCTTTATCTGCGAGGATTGCGGCGCGACCATCGACAAGCGCGTATACGATTTCAGCATCCGCAAGTACAAGCGCCCGCTCTGCCGCGATTGTCAGAGCGTGGCCGACATCTTTTAAGGAGGGAGCAAATGGATAAACTGATTAAGCTCGTCCTGTCGTGGATCGACGAGGGCGAGAGCATCAACGGCCTCCGCGTGCGGCTGGATATGCTTCGCCGCGTATTCACGACCACGACGGCGAACTACCAGCGCGAGGAGATTATCGAAGCGCTGATGGAGGAGGGCGACAATGCTTAACTGCGTTTCTGTTATGGGCCGTCTGACCACGGAGCCGCGATACAACAAGACCGTGGGCGGCGTGGCCGTCGCAGGGTTTACGCTTGCAGTTGAGCGCGACTATAACAGGGAAGAAACCGATTTCTTCCCTGTCGTAGCGTGGCGCGGTACTGCGGAATTCGTAGACAAGTACCTGCACAAGGGCCAGCGCGTGGCGATTCATGGCCGCTTGCAGCTCCGCAAGTGGACGGACGAGGAAGGACGCGAGCGCCGCGAGATCGAGATCGTAGCCGAGAGCGTCTACTTCGCCGACAAGCCGCGAGAGTAATGCCGAAGCGTTATTTTTGGCTGAAGCTGCAAGACGGTTTCTTTGACGATAGTATGCGAATAAAGCGGCTCCGCAAAATGCCGGGCGGCGACACTTACGTCATTATCTACCTCAAAATGCAGCTCAAGGCTATAAAGAACGACGGCTATCTCGTCTACCACGGCTACGAGGAAGATTTCGCAACGGAGCTTGCGATAGATCTGTCCGAGGATTTGGACGCAGTACGCGTAACGCTGTCCTATCTGCTCTCGCGTAACCTTGTCGAAACCGAGGACAACGTCAACTACTTCTTGCCGTGGGCGGCGGCGAATACCGGCTCCGAAACCGCCTCCGCGCAGCGCGTGCGCGAGTGCCGCGCGAAAAAAGCGTTACAATGTAACAACGATGTAACAGAAGTGAAACGCTTGTGTAGCGCAGAGATAGATTCAGAGCTAAAGCTAAATTTAGAAAAGAAAATAAACAAAGAAAAGCCGGAAACCGAAAAAAGCAGTTTTCAACAGAGTTTTCAACAGGAATCCGACTTTGAGAGCAAAAGAGAGGAGGCTTTGCGAAAGATTGGATTTTAGACTTGACCGTAACGGCTACGGCCCGCCTTTGATTAAGAACGTACCGGGGCATTGTCTTTTGTGTTTAAGGACGGATAGACCTTTGCAACGGCATGAAGTGTTTCACGGCTCGAATCGGCAGAGATCGAAGGCGTTAGGGTGCTGGGTTACGATCTGCGACGAGTGCCACGCCCTTTTGCACGCCCAGCCGAACATCGAGCGGCAGCTCAAGGAAACCATGCAAAAGACCTGTATGGAGGCCTACGGCTGGAGCGTGGACGATTTCCGCAAGGCCTTCGGCAAAAGCTGGATCTAAATTATTTGGAGGAGTGCCAATGATTTATGCTATTATCTTACTTTCCCTTGCGCTTGTCGCCTCGCTGGCGGCAAACAAGACGCAGTTTGAGGAAATCAACGAACTGCGTAACCGGCTCTACGGCGCGGAAGAGTGGATAGATCCTGTCATGATGGAGGGCGACGATGAACGATACTAACCAGCACGTTGCCGCCGCTATGATGTTCGAAAAGGCGTTTTCGCTCGCCGACAGCGCCCAGCGTATCGCCTCGAACGGCAGGGCCGCGAATCTTCTTCCCGGCGACGGCGCGAAGATTTTCTATGACGATCTTGCGATACTGAAGGAGAAATACCGCAAGGCAAGCGACAAGGCTATGGCCAGAGCAAAGGCTTCGGCGGATCTGACCGACGAGCCTTTCGAGAATCTCGCTAACGCTATCGTCGAGCGGGCCGTCCTCGATTACGAGATCGCTCTTTCCTTCCACGACAAAGGCGGCATTAAGTCCCTCGAAGATTTCGCAGCTTCGCAATACTGCGAATCGCTGACGAGGCTCGACATGACCGAAAAGCTTCAAATTGTGCGCGGGAAAGCAGAACTGTTTTTTAAGTACGTCAGCAAGCACGGCAAGGAGATCTGCGCGGAGAGCGCCGCGATCCGCAAAGCCGGACAGGCACCGTGCAGCTACGGCAAGCACAAATGCCCGCTCTGCGGCGGCGTGATGTACGAATACGTAAGGCCGAGAAGCAAACGGAAGGAGATCCATTGTAGCGGCTGCTCGTTAGTGGGGTTTGTACCATGAACGTACTGAAGTGGTTAAACCGCGCGAGGGTAATCGAATACGATTGCCGTTTCCTCGAAGCGGAATACGAATCGCTCCGCGCACGTATGGAGGCCGTCACGCCGAGCTATAACGGCGACACAGGGACAGGCACGAAGGATCCGCACAAGCTCGACCAGATTGCGATTGTGGCGGGCGACCTCCAGCAGCGGCGCGACGAGCAGGAAAGCGTCAGGACGGAGATACGCAAGGCGATAAACAAACTGCACAATCCGCGCGAGCGTCTTGCGCTCCGGCTCTACTACCTGCGCGGCCTGTCGTGGCCTCGCGTGGCCGACGAGCTGAAAGTATCCGTCCGGCGCGTGCTGGATATCCGCAAGAACGCTATCGAGCATATAACGCCGATAATCGAGGAGGACTTATGCCGGAAGTAAACGAACTTATCGTTAAGCTGAATCTTGCCGACGCACAGATCGAGCGCCTCGTCGAGAGAATAGCAAGCCTTAACGCCGATAAAGCCGTGGCCGAAAGAGATCTGCGAGATTGCCGAAACGAGCTTTGCCTGCGGTGCGGAGAATACAAGCACGCGCACGAGGGAGCCTGCAACGGCTGTCGCTGGAAACACTAACTGCAAATCTTGAACTTCACTCTTGACAATGATATAATGCTAAACAGAAAAATAGCGCTGGTGAAAGCCTGCGCTATTTTTTCTTCATTTCTTCCTCCCTGTTTTTGCGGTTGGCCTGCGGGCGGGATCCGGGCCGTCGAGGAGGGGCGCGGCCTATGAAAGAATACGCCAGCGAATTCTATTCCTCCAAAGCGTGGAAGAATACGCGGGACGCTTATCGAAAATACAGAGGCGGCTTGTGCGAGATCTGTCTTGCCAAAGGCTTATACAACGCTGGCGAGATCGTACATCACAAAACGCACATAACGCCGGACAACATCAACGATCCGAGCATAACGCTATCGTTCGACAATCTTCAGCTCGTATGCAGAGAATGTCATGCGCGGATCCATGACCAACGGAAGAGAAGATACAAGCTCGACGAGCTGGGGAGAGTATTATGCACGTAGTTTACAGTTTGACGCGAAACCTGTACGACGACCTTCGCAAGACGAGCCGCTCGCTTCTCGAACACAATGACGCGAAGCTTCATGTAATCTGCGAGGATGACAGCATAGACGGAATCGACGCGACCTTCTACAACTTCTCCCAGCAAACGCTTTTCCGCGACAGGGGTTACCTCTTCACGTACATGGCGCTCGCACGCTTGGCAACGCCGGAGCTGATTCAGGCCGAACGCGCGATCTATCTCGACGTCGATACAATCGTATGCGACGATCTGACCGAGCTGAACACAGTTGACCTAACTGGCAAATGGTTTGCCGCCGTGCCGGAGCTGCCGGGGAGATGGAATCCGTTTCACCATAGATTCTATTTCAACGCCGGCGTGCTGGTAATGAATCTCGAACAGATGAGGAAGGACGGAGCGACGGCGAAGCTGGCCGCTGCTGTAAACCGTTTTCCGTACCGCTTCGGAGAACAGGACGCTATGAACGATATCGGCTACGACAAGGTAATACCTTTGCCGCTACGGTATAACGAGAGCCTATGCACAGGCATGACAACGAATCCGGCAATCGTACACTATGCCGGTATAAGAAACTGGCAGAGCGGAGATATTCCGCGCAAAGAATACCGCGACAGATACTTTCTATAGCCCCCCTGTTCGCATTTTTTCTATTTTCTCTTGGGCACCGGTGCGGAGAACTCGAAAAAAAGATATCACGACTTTATCGAGGTAAAGCGGAGTTAAACCGATATGCCAAAAGATAACTATATCTTCGCGTACTATCAGAAAATTAAAGACGGATCCGTGACCGTTGGCCGCTGGAT